ATGCGGCACGCACCCGAAGAGGCGCTCGAGGACTACGCGATGGGCAGGCTGTCCGCGTATCGCGCGCGGCGGCTGGAGGAGCACCTCGCCTCCTGCCGCGACTGCCGGGAGCGGCTCGCGGTGGAGATTGAGATCGTGCGGACGCTCAGGGCCGCGGGGAGCAGGCTGGGGGTTCGGAAGAAGCGAGCGCAGAGGTGCCGGTGAGCACAGGGCGCACGTCGTACACCCCCGGACCTTGGGTGATATGCAAGGACGGCCCGAATCAGATCTGCCCAGCCGGCGGCGGGCTGCCGGTTGCTAGAGTCGATCTGACGTGGGGCGCGATTGCGGCGGCCAACGCACGGCTCATTGCAGCGGCTCCGGAACTGGCGGATGCGCTCGGAGCCATGCTGGAGCAGCTCGGCGAGCGTGGTGGGCCGGTAATCCGGCAGGCACGCGCTGCGCTCGCCAAGACGCGGGGGGAGGTCCGTTCCTGAAGGCGGACTTCCCTCTGCGCCCTGAGCCCATCTACATCGCGTGCGCCGCGCCGTAGGCGACCAGCCACAGCGCGGATTTGATCTTCTGCCAGGTGGATTTCGGCTTGACGAACGCACTGGTGGCGGTGTGGACGTCGGCGGTGATTCCGGCGATGTTGTCGCCGTTCTTCACCGCCGCATCGGATAGTTTCGGGGCGGCCTTGCCGGCCGCTTCCGCGGCCTCGGCCACGCCGCGAGCGGCAACCGTTGCCGACTCGACGGAGGCCTTCACATCCCAGTACAGGTCGTCCCAGGAATCACGCAGGTCCTTCACTGTGGCCTGAGTTTCCTGCAGCGATGGCTTCAGATCCTCGCGGATTCCGGCCAGGGTGCGGTTGGCGGTCGATAATTGCGCGTTCGCAGAAGCCACGGCGGCGTTGTTGCTGGTGATCGCGGCATCGACCCGCGCGAGCGCATCTCCTATACGCCGGTCCAGGATCGATAACGCCCGGTCCACTTTTTCCTGGGCATCTCCAGCCTGGGAGTTTACGAGCGCCAGTAGCTGGCGGCGTGTGGAAGCGATCTCGTTCACCAGTGCGGTGCGCGTGGCGCATAACTCTCCTGAAACCGCCGCCGGCAACGCACCGGCGGCCGCAGTCGCGGCGCGCAGGAGGAGGACAGCCTGTATTCCCGCTGCCGCGAGGGCGGCCAATACGGCGCATGCCAGGACCAATTTCAGGTAGTGGAAGAACATCCACGACCTCGGAATGGGCTTAGGCATTGGCGGTCTCCTGGCGCGCGGCCGCGATAGCCTGCGTCACGTTCGTCTGGCCCGAAATGGTAGCAACCAGGTTCGCGTATGCCGGGCTGGTGGAGTATTTGGCTGCGACGCCGTCAATCAACGCGTGCAGATCACGGTCGTTCTGGTAACGCTCCCAGGCGGCCCGATACGGAGGGCCCTGCGTAATCAGCCGGGCGTAATCCCGGCACGAATCCTCGAGCGAGGGGTAATCGGCGAACACCTGCTGGCACTCGACAGCTTTTCCCTCGATTATCTCGTGTGTCGTCACGGTACACGTTTGCGGAGCTTGCGGATGGGCCTTCACTCCAAAGTAGTTGGCGTGGCCCACGGGCTTGGCGCCCCATTTCGATTCCAGCGCCCACTGCGCAATCAGCAATTGCGCAGGGCAGCCGGTCTGCGCTTCGAGCGCAACGGCAAAGCGCGCGACCTCTCGCAGACGCGCGTCGCGGTCTTCCATGATGAAACCTCCTGTTGTTTTGGCTTGAGATTGAGTCGGAACTAAATGAACGAAGGACTGCTTGGTTGCTTCGGTAGGGGCAGCGGCCACCCGTAGAGGCATAGATGGTCGTATGCCCAGAACTTGATCAGCGGCACGGCGGTGCGCTGGGCCGCCTGGCACTCGCGTGCCCACGGCCAGCCGGCGTTGTACCAGCCCATGAGGTAGCGGCAGTGGGCGCGATCCCAGGACAGCTCCGTGAACGGGTATGCGGCGCAGCGCTTCGCCTTATCGAGATTGTGATCGACGCCCGCGTACTGAAATCCTTCGCAAAGGAACGTGTCGAAGCCGGAGCCCGAGCGCGCCTGCCAGGCCGGAGGCAGGTTCACGTAGTGGAGCAGTCTGCAGGCATCCGGATCGTTCACATCCATGGGCCAGAGTAGTTCGAACAGCGCGGCAGGCACACTCGCCAGCACCGCCGTCTGAACGGCCGCCACATAGCCAGCCAAGCGCGAACGCAGGAAGTTCGCGTCGGCGAAGCCGTTGACACCCGGGTCATCATTGGCCGCGTGGAATACAGTGAGCGCGCGCCCGAGAGCCGTCGATGCCGCGGCAGTCGTGTCGGCATCATAGAACGCCATGCCGCTCGTGCCCGCGATATACCACCACAGCACTTCGCCGAATTGCAATCGTGCTGGAAGCCCGGCGGCGGCCACCATTTGCGCCATCTGGATATACGCCGATGCCATGTAGGTCTGCACCGGCGCTCCGAAGGCGCACATCGAGCTTTTCAGATTGGCGAAGCCCGTGTCGGTCTGCACGGCGGTGCCATCCGGAAACCGTTGCACCCAGACGGAGCCATGCGCCGGGTCATCAGGCGGGTTCACGAGCTCCTGCGAGAACGAGACCGTAACGCCGATGCCGGCCGCCTTGAGCGCCGCGAAGTAGTCCGCGTGCCAGTCGCGGAATGCGCGGTTAAGGACCGGCGACTGTGTCGGATCGATCACCCACGTCGGATCTGCCGCACCCGTATTCAGGTTGCCGTTGATCGTCGCGGTCCCGTGCGCTGTGCTCGTATCGACCGCAAGCGAGTACTGCCAGTTCGCACCGGTGCTCCGGCACGTGATCGTCAACACCGCGCCGTTCGCCTCGGACCACACGCCGACGAGCGTCGCGTTGATGAAGTACGCGAAGTGCGCCGCGATGGTCGCCGAGGTGTCAGCCGGGAAGACGGTCTTGCCGATGGCGCCGCTGCCAATATGAACCCAGATCACGTCCTGGTTCTGCCAGGGTCCGGCGAACGTGATCGTCGCGCTCGGGTAATGGCCGCCCACGACCTTGCGCTGGTTCCACCAGAAGACGCCCGCATAGTGATCGATCTCGCCCACCAGCCCGAGCTTCTGGAGATTCCAGATCAGTCGCTGCGGCGAGAGCTTGTACGTGTTGTCCGTGTCGAAGTCAGCGGCCAGCCCGATGTCCGTGCGCGTCTCCGGCGCGCCGGGAACATCGGATAGCACGGCGCATTCGAGGAAATCGAAATAGAAGTACCAGCCGCCGCTGTTCGCGTTCTTGTTGCTGGTAAGCGTGAGGACTACGCTGTGCTTGCCGGGCGCAACGTTGGCGAACAGCCGCCGCCGCACAAGCATGCCGGAGCCGTAGCAATCGAGCGTGACCGGCGTGCCACCGTCCAGTGCGGCCGAGATGATGCCGCAGTTCCAATCCAGCCACGTGCCCACGTAAATGTCGTGGGGGGATTGGCAATGCATTTCGATTGTGAGCGTGCGCGTCTCGTATTGGCTGTACGCCGAACGGATCGCCCGGCCGCGGCTCCAATATGCGGCGACCTTGGGATCTGCGATGGACGGGTCCTCCCAATATCCCGCGCGCACCACCCAAAGATTGTCCTCCTCAATGCGGATGGACCCCGGCCCGGCGACTTTGAGCGGCCGCACGCCATTGGGATCGGCGACGGTCCAATTCGTGGCACTCACCTGCCATTCCGTAGGCGCGTAGGCGGCGCTGTTGGCCAGCGCGGGCGCGAACGTCAGCCAGAGCTTCGCCAGGTCCGTCCAGCCCAGTGCTGAGAAATCTACCGAGATGTGCCAAGGCACGTTGTCCGATGATCCGCCGGCAAGCTGAACCGACGACGGCGAAAAGTAGAGATTCTGGCTGGCGTGCAGCTCGTAGAACGTGACCATGTTGCCGTCGGCGCCCGGTTCCGCGGTGATCGTGATCTGGTTGCCCGAGCCGGCCGCCGAGAGCGCCACCGGGCCGTTCAGGCTCCAGTCCGTCTGGTTGATCTGAGTTGTGAGCTGCGAGCACGCGGCGGCGGCATCGAAGCCGGTGAGCGTGGCCGACGAGGACCCGTCCGAACTAGACACCTGGATCGGACCCTGAATGCCGGTGCGGAGGCTGATCGTGATCTCGTTTCCCTGCGCGCCACCAGTCGTGGCCGTGCAGTTCGGATCACTCGTCACGATCTGGTTCGCGATGTTGCTGGCGATCTGGGAGGCGGCGAGGCTGCCCTGCGCACAAGAGTAAGTGGCGGTTCCGATCTTCACCCAATGCGTATAGGTGCTCAATGTCGCCGGGCCGGAGCCGTCCGAACTAGAGATGGCAATCGGCCCATTCACACCGCTCCGTAAAGAGATAGTGATCGCGTTGCTCGCGGCGGTGGCTGTGCAATTGGGATCGTTGGCCGAGATCTGGCTGGCGATGTTCGCGCCGATCTGCGTCGAGGAAAGCGCGCCCTGGTTGCAGGAGTACCGCGCCGTCCCGATCTGCACCCAATGCACGTAGTCGCTGAGAGTGGCCGCCCCGGAGCCATCGGAACTCGAGATGGACACCGGCTCTGCAACGCCTGGCTTGAGCGCCAGCGTGATCTCGTTGTTGTACTGGCCGCCAACCGTGGCTGTGCAGTTCGGGTCCGACGAATTGATCTGCCCGGCGATTGCCTGCGCGACCTGCGCACTGTTCATGCCGTCCTCGGCGGCCTGATACTTGTTAGATCCGATCTCGACCCAGTGGACGTACATGCTCAGGGTCGCGGAACCGGAGCCATCCGAACTCGACACGACCACATCGTTCAGCGGAATGAGCGTCTTCAGGAAGACCGTGATCTCGTTGCCGTACGCGCCGCCCACAGTCGCGCCGCAGTACGGATCGGTCGAGTTGATCTGTGCGGCGATGTTCTGCGCGATTCCGGCGCTATTGAGACCATCCTCCTGAACGCCATAGATGTGGTTCCAGCCGTGTGATTGGGACTGGATCTGAACGTAATGCGTGTAGTTCGCGTTGCCCTGCCACCACATCGCCTGGACGCAGGACTCGTGGTCACCCTGCCACCACATAGCCTGCACGCAGGACGTGCTCGCGCTCTGCCACCAGATATCCTGCTCGCACGAGGTTGTGGCCGGCTCCCACCAGATATCCTGCACGCAGGAACTACCGCCGCTGCCGGAGGTGACGCTGTAATCATAAGCGCGGTTCTGATACCAGAGCGTGACGCGGTCGCCGGCGACCGGCGTGCCCACGTTCAGCGTGAAGGTGCCCGAAGCACCGGTGCGCCCGGACGGCCCGGTCGCCAATTCGCTGAGCCGCTTCTGAAGCAGATTGCCACTGGCGTCGTGGGCGTTCAGATACGCCCAATCGATCCAGGGCCACTTCTTCGATTCGAACGCCTGGATGCCCTGAAACACGATATCGAAGTCGAGCTTCAGGCCGGAGGAATTGCCATCGGGCAGATATGAAAATCGCGGATGGCCGAAGGGGTCGTCCTTCTGGAAGAGGACCAGCACCGCGAAATCACCCTGGTCGCGGAAGACGCCGGATACGTTGAAGCCGACGTCCGATGCGCCCCAGAGCGCGGCCGCGGCTCCGAAACCATCCGAGCCTTGCAAATGGAGCGTGCGGTGGGGCTGGAGTTTAAGAAGCTGGTCCATGATTGCGGATGGCCTTTTGTGAATCGTGGTGGGCCGAGATAAGCGATGGCAGATACAATGGGAATCCTCGCTGCGAGAATCGCGCCGCCGCGTTCTCTCTGGTGGACCGGCGTCGATCTCGCCGCCAGCAACATGGCGCCGTCATCCGGATTTGCCTCTCAGCTCGCATCGAAGTTCCACAAGTGGCACAGAACCGGATCGCGTGGAACATTCGTTCACTATTTGGCGGCCGAACTTTCGGGGGCCGATCGAATGCGGCTTCAAAAAGGCCGTTTGCGGGAGAGCTTTATCGAAGCTGGAATCGACCCGGACGTCCACTTACGTTCCCGGCTGGACAAGGGGCGGGTGAAAGCCCGCCTGCGGCAGATCATCTCGGAGACTGCGGATATCGTTGGCGCGGAAGGCCTGCACGATAACGGGATGCACAGTACCGACAGAATCCCGTTACCGCTAAGCCTTCGCTGTCCCGGAACGTTTCCGCTATCCAGCCAATACGGCGAGGAGCCCGTCATAACGAAGCAGGCTTTGCAGCGCAAGCTGGTGGCAGCAACGGGTAAGGCATGGGCCGAAATCCTGGACCAGACCGGCTTCTCGAGCAGCAATCGGAGAATCGCCTCACGGAGCTTCAGCCAAACAGTGCAACTCTTCGCCGATCTTCCCCGCCGGCCGAAGCGCCGCTGGACGAAGGCATCGCTTAGGGAGAAGCAACCGGTGGTGTATAAGGCCGCATGGAACCTCAAGCACAGAATGGACTCCGCCGGTGTGCCCGCCGCGTTGCGCCGCGCAATGCGGGAAGATCCGATATTCACGCTGTCGTCAGTGGCCGCAGTCTTCGTGGAGGTTGGAAATCTGGAGCGGGCCGTGAAGGTCTTTCTCAAAAAGAAGCCTGCCTTCGCCGCGAGGTTCTATCATGTGCCTGGCGGCCATTGAGGGCATCACGAATACACGAAGACCGACAGATCCGCGCCGGGATACGATGTCCCCACGGAGGCGATGGCCAACCGCACGTTGGTATTGGCCGGGATTGTGGCGGCCGCATCGACCTGCGCCGTCGTAGCCACCACCGACGTGCTGCCGTTCGAAATCGTTAGTGTCATCCACGCATTGACGCCCGCGTAGATCGTGAACACCAGGTCCGCTCCCACCGGCGCGGACTTCACGTAGGCCTTCACGGACCCGGCGGTGAAATCGCTATTGAGGTAGAACGCGGGCGCGGCGTCGGACTGGATGCCCAGCGCGCCACTCACCGGGAGCGTGAAACCGGAAACCTGGCCTTCCGCGCCGTAAATCCAATCCTCCCGGATCGCCACGTCTCCGTCCGGCGACTCGTTGCCGTTGACATCCACGGTGAAGCCGGCAATCACGAGCGCCTGATCGAGGAAATTGGCGGTCGGAATGTTCAGCGTGACCGGGTGTGAAGGATCGGCATTATCGATGGCCGCCGAATCGGCGCTGTAATCCCAGGCTGCCGCTACCACAATCCAGACCGAGGTCTGGTCGAGGACCAAGGGCAGGTCCCAAGATAACTGCGTTGCTGTGTTGCCGGTTATTTTGCGCAGTTCCCCACGGCCCTTGCCTGCAATCACGCGCAGGATGTTGCCCACCTCGGCGCCCGGCGTCATGCCGTTCGCATAGATCATGTTCTGGCAGCCGGAATCGGTGATCTGCGTCGGCGTGCTGGTGTTGGCAGCATCGGCCTTGAACCGAATGACGATTGTGTCGTTCTGCTGGACCGATAGTTCGGGGTGGCCCGTGGTGAGCGGCGAGGGCGTCACGGTGAGCGTGCCAGTCGTCTTGTCGTAAGCGGTGATCGTGAAGCTCACGAACGGCGTACTGTTCTCCGGCCGGCCAATAACCGAAACGATCCGGCCCACCGGACTGAATGTGGTCGACGGGTTCACCAGCTCGCTGCAAACGATGGTGGTGGCGGTGATGTTATCGACGTTCACGCCCACGATGCCGCTGTGGATCGCGCGCTTTGCCTTGACGCGAATTTTCGAGACGTAGGGCGAGGGAAGCGCCCACGTGGAGCGCGTGAGTGGCCCGCCGAAGGTGATCGAACCGGGCGTGTAAGTGTTGTTCGGACCAGCGGTGAGTGCCCCGGCCGTCTGGGCGCAGATCAAATCGTCCTGGGTGGCTACAAACAGCACATAAGATGCCAATCCCGCAACCGCCGGCCAGACGATGTTTTCCAAAGTGAACGAGTCCGTCCCCGACCCGGATGTCCCGATAATTGCGATGTTCGACGGGGCCGAAGGAAGGCCGTTGGAGTCGACGGCGCAGAGGGCCACTCGCAGCGTGTTGTTGGCCGGCAGAGATCCGCCCGTCGTGGACTGCGAGATCGAACCGATTCCCGGCGCGCCGGCGCCGGTGGCGCTGAATTCGTTCACCGGCAGCTTGCCCGTGACGAGCAGGCTGGCGAGCGCGCTGCCGTCGGCCATCACGGTGTATTCCTGGTTCGAATCGAAATTCCATTCGCCTGGAAAGAGCGCATCGTTGGCGGGAGCCTGGACCTGATACGGCGCCCACGCCGGCCCCAGAGGAATTGGATAATACAGGCCCGGCAGCGGCGCAGGTGTCACATCCATGGGCTTCGGGCCGACGTCGAGGTCGTACATCGAATCAGTGACGGTCTGGGCCTCGATGCGCACCGACCAGTCCTTCATCAGGCTCCAGCGCTGAATGCGGAATTTTGCCGTGCCGCCCGGCACATCCGGATGCGTGATCGACACCACCTGGCCGACCTCGTTACCCAGGCCCAGGAGCGTCGTGCCCCAGGCGGCGACACGGGCGTTGCGCCACTCGGTGGGATTCACGCCGCCGATTTCTTCGCGAACCAGAGTCGCTGCGATCCGAAGCGCCTGGCTCAACGTGGAGATTCCCACCGAGTGCCTTTGCGTAGTGAGCGGGGAACCCGCGCGGCCGTAATAGGCAGCGTGGGTCTTGTCGCAGTACTCGGCGGTGTTCGCCTGATACGCGTAGGACGCATCGGCAAACGACAGCACCATGTGCTCGAAGGCTGCCTGGATCGGAGTCAGCCGGAGGCTCTGGAACAGCATGTTTGCGGTAGTGTAGGCATCCACCGCGCTGGCGTTGATGCGGCAACCGAGCTTCAGTTTGCCGAACTCCCAGGTGTAGAAGCCCAGGCAGCAATCAAGCACCTGCGCCAGCCAATCGCGGAACGGCTTCTGACTGCTGATCACGCCCTGGAACTGGAACTGCGTTTCATTGCCACTGCCGAGGATGGCCGGAACCTGGTCGGCGGCGATCTCGGCCGCGCCGCTACCATCCCCCACCACAAGCGACGGCAGCACGAACGTGCCGAGCTGATCGGCGGAGGCCGGACCGGAACCGCCGGCGGGATTCGAGTTGGTTGATGGATCACCATACAACCCGAGCGCGCGGAGGAGCATGTTGACGGCGATCCAGAATGGATTGACGAGGCCCTTCACCGCGGACCGGTTGCCCGCCGCATCCCAAGTCCAGCCCCATAGCCCATAATCGATCGGCACCTTCATCTGATGCTGGTCCGGCGTGCTGGGCTGAATCGTAGTGGACTTGACGATGCGGATCTCGCAGGCGGCCGTCCCCGCCGCATAGACGTTCGGCTCCCAGACTTGTGGCGTGCCTTGCCCGAGCGAAAAGAAGTCCGTACCGGGATTCGCCGGGTCATTACCGGGGATGTAGCGCAGCCCCATTCCCGGCTGATATTTCGTCACATTCAGATTGCCGTCGATTTTGAGACCCTGCCAAGGATAGCCGTCCACCATGGGGGCAACGAGATACCGGTAGCCATCCGCGTTCTGGACGACCATTGACGGCGTGAAGCCGCCCAGCGGGCCGGTGCCCAGGATGCCGAGCGAATCGGAGTATCCCGATTCGTCGCGGTAGTCCACCATCAATGCCGTTGCCATGAATGCGAACAGCGGGTTGCCACCGCTGTTGCACCAGATCTCAGGGAGCGCCAGGCCCCAAACGGTATCGGAAATGATCGAGGTCGCCGTGACCGTGTTGCGGCCGAAGCCCAGGAAACCAGTGGAATCGTCCTTGATGACGACGCCCTGCGGGTCGCAGGAATGTCCGCCGAAATACTTCGCCATGCCGTGCGCCTGGCATCCATTCGCGGATTCGAGGTAATAATCGCAAGAGTTCGGATCGCCGCCGCTGCCGTGCGCGGCGTAAGGACAATTGATGCTGTCATTGAAGCCTTTCCAGCACTGACGGCTGACCTGCCGCTCCGGGTACTGATTGAAAAGCTGGAAAAATCCATCGGAGCAGGTGACCGGGAAATTCGCCGTTCCGTCGCTCACGTAGTTCTGAATGACGCCTTTCCAGAGTTGGAGCAGGATGCCGGAGTTGACGTGGAAGAGGCAAAGGTCAATCTCGGCGTACTTGAGGTCAGTGTCGTTGGCGAGCTGCGTCATCACGCGATCGGCGTTGCCGAAGGTGAAGCGCACGTTATCGGACGAGCCTTTGATGTCCTGTGAGATGATCACGTCGGAGCCGGGCTCGCCGATGCCGATGAGCCGCGGCAAATAGAGCTGGCCGCCGACGGTGACGCGGCGGTCGGAGATGTAGATGTCCACGGCGGCGGCTTCTCGCACGCGGATGTGAACGAGAGGGATGATCTGCTGGACCTCCGAGAGTAATGCCGCAGACAACGCGATCGAGGGGAAGCGCAGGCAGGTGGAGTTGATCGTGTAGGTAGGGGCCTGGGCCGGGTCGATGACCTCGACGAAATTCAATCCGACTTGGCATGCATTACGCAGGTAGTCGAAGGAAATCGGCGCCTGCTCGAAGGTGACCAGCGTGGCCGTGGCAGTGCCATCGGGATTCGGCGCGTTGTAGGTGAAAGCTTTCCACGGCCCCTCCATGGATTCCCAGAAGGCCTTTAGCGCACGCGATTCGTTCCAGTTGAGGTTGGATCGCCGGAACTGGAATTTCCGCGGTCCGAGACCACAGTAAAACCGCTGTTCCTGCTTGGCATCGAGCGTGCCGAAGCGGTGCGAAATCACCGTGCGCTCGACGGAGAAGCCGAACGGGAACTGGCTGGTGAGCGGGAATGTCTGGCCGGAATTAATTATCGCGGGGACGGCCACGCGCCCTATCTGATCCATATCGCCTACACTGCGAAGATTGCTGGCTTTTGCTCAGGCCACCTTTGCTCAGGCCACCTCTTGCCAGTCACGATTTTGCTGATAGTCTGTTGACGTACTTGGAACTGACGGGCGAGTTGCCGCTGAGTGTAAGCGCCAGTTCGGTAGAGACACCGGATCAGCTCAACCATCTCTCTCGTGAGTTTTGGTCGCCCATGGCATAGACCGAGGCGGCATGCGTGCCTCCGGTTCTCGATGCCCGTTACGTATTCCAGATTGTCGAGTTCATTATCGTGTTTGTCTCCGTTCTTGTGATTGATCTCCATGCGTGACGGTCGTGGCCCCAGAAAAGTGATCGCCACGAGGAAATGAATCATCCGAGGATATGCCACGCCGTCTCGATATAGATTGAGCTGCATATACCCGGTTCCTGGATGGGCGTAAGGTTTGAGAATGCCGCCCTTGCGGCGGCCCCCAGGACGACTCTTGATTCGCCCCAGCGTGGAGGCATAATAATCCGGGAACCCTGGTATATCCCGCCACAGTTCTTCTGATTGCGAGGACATGAGAACGCGCGATGCTCAGGGATGGATCGATGGTTTCGACTGTGGTGGTTTGCTACCGTGATGCAGGATTCAACGGGAGTTCTGACGGGACCGTCATTAGCTCGTCATTCCGGATCGCTTCCACGACGAGCGTGCGCCCACACGCGCACTGTGCGACGCGCTGGGTATCTGGAATTTCGATCTGGCGCCCGCACACGCAGGTGACGCAGAGGACGGATGTCAATCTCATGTGATGCCCCGCGATCAGGCTACCTCTACGAGCTCGATCTGCGGCACATCCGTCCTGGCAAGACCGGTGGATTGGGCCCACACCGCGTTACGGAACGCCACTGTTACGCGCCCCTGAATGTTATTGCCGGTTGGATCAAAATTCGAGCCGATCTGCTGACCCGGCAAGATATCGAACGGGTCATAATAGGCGAACGGCGTCAGATCGCCGTTTTGCGTGACCCAGAAATTGTACAGCGCCGAGAGCTGAGAAGGACTCAGCCGCTTGCTGAGCCGGTAAGTGCGCCGCGAGGTCTGCGCGAGCTGCGATCTCTGAATCGTCCCGTCATGGAACTGGTTCTGGAGTTGCACAAAGTCGCGCAGCTCCGTAAACGCCGTACAGAGCGACTGCGGCATCACGCCGTTGGGCGCGGCTGGCTGAAGGTTCCCCGGCATACTTACGCCACGCTCAAACCAGGTACCTGCATGTTGGCCGACTGCTGTGTCCGTCCGTAGCTCGCGTACTGCGCGGCCATCGACTGGTCGGTGACGAACTGCGGCGTGAAGACATTGCCGGCCATGTAGTCGCCGGAACCTTTGCCATCAACCAGAACCTGCATCAGGATCGGCCCGGCGCCGGCAGCTGTGTTCGGGGCGCCGGGAGTGGGATACGTGCTGCCCACGATCCCGCCCAGCGTGGGCAGGTTCGACTGGTAAACGTGCCAGGCGTTGTTCTGGAAGCTGGCCTGCTGATAGAGACTACCGCCCTGCTCGACGAGGCTACCCGCATAGGGCGTTGTGGCGGACAGTGGCATCCTCTGGCCCGTAGCCTCCGAGTACAGCATCACGAGCTGGCGAACACTGGGCGACCGCACAGCAACCGAAATGCTTCCGCCAAACTGCGACTTCGCGATCTCCACGATCTGCTTGATGGTCCCGCTGTTGGCCGGAATGTCGACGCCATAGATCGATTTGATGTCATCGTGGGCCGTCTGGTTAAGCGACTTCACGCCGAACAGCTTCTCCAGCGCGCCGATCTCGAAGCCGAACGACGCGCCAGCCGCCGCGCCCAGCGGCCCGCCGATCTGGTTGCCGATCAGAGCCCCGCCTGCCGCGCCCTGGATCGCGCCCGTCCACGATCCGGCATTCGAGATCAGGCCGCGCGTGGCGAGACTCAAGCCTGCAACGCCAGCCGCGGGCGAACTGGCGACGCCCTCAAAGCCGCCTGCAATTACACCGCCCGTGGTCCAGGGATACCTGTTCCAAGCATCCTCGTTCCAGACGGCGCCCTTGAGGTTTGACAGCGCCTGTGAGAAGCCGCCCTTGGAAAAGAGGCTGTTCACGCCGGAGGCGGGGGGCTGAGAGCCGACGCCGCCGCGGAGGATCGCCGCCAGCGGGTTCGAGCCCCATGGCGCCGGAGAATAGCCGCCGCTGGCGGCGGCCGTTCCACCCGAACTCGTGGCAGCCGGAGAGTATCCACCCCACACTCCCGGTAGGCTCGCCGCTATGCTGGCGATACCACTGTTGCCCATTATGGAAGTGGAGATCGTGGGGGGCGAGATGCCGCCGACACCTGGAATGCCGATCGGCGAAGCCATCGCGGGCGCGCCGATGCCCATGAAGCCAGCCAGCACCGACGTGAGCATCAGGATCGCGCTGGAATTCTGCCGCGTGGCCGTGGTGTTGTCGGCTGTGACCGTGACCGGATCCTGCTTGCCGCCGCCAAATACGCCGTGGAAGATGCCCGCCAGCCCGCCCTGGCCATCGCTCCCGAATATCAGCGGGTGGATCGCGTTCGCAATCATCCCGCCCAGGCCTTCCGTCATGGGCTTCAGCGCCGCCTCCCGAATCGTGCTGCCCAACTGCTTTGGGAAATCGCCGGGTTTCGTAAACAGCGTGTGCAGCAGGCCGGACGCGGTTTTCTGGATCTCGTCCACCTCCCGCTGCAATTCCTCGACGCGTTTGCGCTCGGCTTCCGCACGCTTTTCGTCGAGCTCATCCTGGGCGGCCGCCAGATCGGTGTATAACTGCTTCTGTGCCTCGGCCGCCAGGACCATGCGCCGCGCGGCATTCTCTTCCCGCTGAATGCGATCCACTTCGATTTGGGCCAGTTGGATGGCAAGGCCCACGCGAATCCTGTAGGCGTCCTCGGGCGTTTCGGCGGCCTTGGCCTGAAGTCCAGCCCGCCGGCGCAGCGTCTGGCGCTGCATGTCGACACCGATGTCCTCAATCCGGTCCTGCGCTTTGAAGACCTCCTCCCATTCCTTCAACTGCTCCTTGGAGGGAAGGAACATGGCCATCGTTTCCTTCTGTCGGTCCGCCCGGCGCTTCTGGTCGTACTTCTCAAATTCCTCTTCGGACTTTTTCAAGATCACCGAGGCCTGTTCGTCCGCCGATTTCCGGATGGCCGCGATCTCGCTCTCGGTCGCCTTCACGTGCGCGGCCTGCTTCAGCAGAAGGTCGCGCTGGTAGTAGATCTTGCCGATGGCATCGAGCTCCGATTCTTCGCCCTTCTTCACGAACGCTGCGGCTTCGCGGTGGAACTCCTTTAATTGTTCCGACTGCTGTTTCTCGGCATCGAGCGCCGCCTTCCACCGCGCCTCGGTAGCCTGTGCGGTCCGGAGCTTGCCCGAAAGATCGAGTACTTCGGTCTTGGTGAGCGGCTTCGCCGGCTCGAACAATTCCTTCTGGTATCGCTCGATGTCCTTCTTCGCGTCGGAGTAAGCCTTCTCCATCCCCTCGTGTGTGCCGAAGAACCGGGCGCGGAGGTTATCCGCCTCCTCCTTGCCCTGGCGTAGTTCCGTTCGGTGCATCGCCTGCCCAGCCGCATCGAGCATGTGCTGAAGGTTCCCGATTTCCTTCTGGAGATCCGCCGCCTTCCGCATGCGGCCAAGCTCTTCCTCGGTGGGCGCGACCATCTGAACCCAGCCGAAATTGCCAACCAGGTTTTGCTGCTCGGCCCGCAGATCTTCGATGCGCTTCAACGTTGCCTCGCGGTTCCGCATGATCTCCGGCGCCCGCTGCTCCAAATCCGCCACTTCCCGGCGACGGCCGCTGCGCGACATGCTGGCGCCGTAACCGCCCGCGGCCCGGACCTGTTCCGCTTCCTGGCGGGCCTCCTCCTCCTCGCGCCGCGCGCGCTCCTCGTCACCCGCCGTGCCAACGTTGTTGAGGAACCAGTCGACGCCATTACCCACCCAGGAGACGGTGATGACGATGCCCTCTTTGAACTTGCGCACCAGCGCATCCCACTTGGTTTCGAGCTGCGCGACTTCGCGCTGGTATTCCTGAAAGCGGCGCACGTCTTCCTCGGTCGGCCCGAAGCCCTGCTCGTGTGCGATGCGAAGGTTCTCGTTCAACTCCGTCATGAATGGAATCGCTTCGACACCCACACGCTTGAACAAATCCATGGCGGCCGCATCGCGCTGAAGGCCTTCCGGCAATTTGTTCAGACCTTCGGAGATATCTACCAGGATTTCCGACGTGGGCCTCAATTCCCCGGCGGCGTTATGGAGATTGATGCCCATCCGCTCGAGCGTGGCGCGCGCCTTCTCGCCCTCTCGCGAATTCTCGTCCGCCGCCTGGGAGAGGCCGCGCATGAGCCGCTCCACAATGGAGATGTCCTGACCCACCGCGCGCGCGGCGAAGCCGAACTGGCCAACCTCCTTTGCGGTCAGGCCGGTGCGCAGCTCGGCATCCTTCACGCGGGTGCCATACTCGCCCAGACTTTTCGCGGCCTCGAACGCTGCGACACCGAAGCCGGCCAGGGCGGTCGCGCCCGCCATCACGCCGATGCCGAACGTGCCCACCGTCGAAAGCATGGAACCCATGGCGCCCTTCGCTCCCTGGATGGGATTCTCGATGAACTGGGCAACGCGTTCCCCGAAGGATTTGATGGATTCGCTCTGCTTTTTCAGCGCGTCCTCCGCTTCTTTGGCGGCCTTCGCGGCGGCGGCTTCGCGCCCGGCCTTCTCCTCCACCGCGATCATCTTCTCGTAGGAGCGCGTGATGGCGTCGATGGCCGCCGGCTCCTTCGCATACCGCTGGAGAAGTTGGTCCCGTTGCGAAATCAGCCGCTCGACGCCGCTCTTGCCGTAGGTTTCGGCCTGCTTTTCGAGCGAGGCGATGAGCCGCTGGACGGAAGATCGGATCTGGTCAGTGATGCGGACGACCTTCCCGTGAGCCGATTCCGCCTTCTGCTCGAAGCGCTCGAGGCCGGCATTGGCCTTATCGACTACCGGACTAACCTCGTCCTCCGCTTCGAGGACGACACGTTCTGCCTGGTCCGCCATGATTTATGCCGCCGGCCTCAAGGCCGAGAAATACACCGCCGCTCCATACTGCCGGTAACCGGCCAATTCGGCGCCGCCCGCTGCCACAACCAGCGGCCTGTAATTCAACATCACGGCGAGCAGCGCTTCACGGTCGCGCGGCGAGACGCCCCACTCGCGCTCTCGCTGGTTGTTGTAGAAAGCAATCTGCGAGGCCGTCTGCTTCCGGCCGGGCATGGCCTCATCCAGGAATCCGATCGCCGCGCGGTTCTCGTTGACGGTGAGGACCTTCAGGCACCGCAGTGTATGCCCGCTCCAAGTCCAGTCGCGGATCGGCTGAAGCCCACGTGCGGATTTGTAATCCGGATATCCACGGCGGCCGGGCTTGCCCGGCTTCAGCGGGGCCGCAGGTTGGTCGTAGATGTTCTGGCCGCTCTGAATGCGCGCGCGGATCGTGTCTGCCAGCACCTGCGCGAAGCCCTGCATCTCATAAGCGGCATAGGGCGAGTAAACAAAGCGGGCGCGCCGGACGACGGTTTGGAATCGGGGCATAGTAATCGCTTTCTATTCGGGCTCTTCCTGCTGGACGGGCACCGATATTCGGCTTAAGACTCGCGCCGTATTGAGCCTTCAGCTACCTGCTGACGTTCGACCGGACAAAGCCATACTTCAACTTGTCAATCGATGTGTGTCGAGCCGCTGGCGCCGGCGGCGGCCTCGATCCGCCCGGAGCCAAGCGGCGCGTGGATGCCGAAGCCGACCTCTCTGTCGAAGCGAGGCGGCCGCCCGTTCTTTGTCGTTGCCACTCGCCAGTACCGCGCGCCTACAATGAACCATGCCCGTCTTTATGTGCCGCTGGCCGAACGGCGACCTGTCATTCGTTTCCGCTCGAAATAAAGAGGACGCCATTGTCATGCTGGACGAGTGGGACAACGCCGATCTTGCGGAGGTTCGGCAGGTTCAACACTTCATGGTAGATTTCACCTTGACGGATGACGGCAAACTGGAACTTCAGGCATTCGGAGAACGCTCGCTGGATGACGTTTGGGGCCGAGCCTACCCTGTTCTCGGCAAGGCCAGGCGGAAGGCGCTTGCCACCAGCGACGGTGAGCCCACCGGCGCTGGCAAGGAGATCATCCGTAAAGCGGTCCAGGCCGAAAGGGAGCGGTTGGCTGAAACCGAGGACCAGAAACTGGCCGACACGGAAATTGGGAGAACCGTACAAAGACAGATGGGGGCCCCGGCAGCCCTGGCCAACCGTTACGTCAAACAAGCAGCGGCCGAAGTGTTAAAGAAAGTTCCCACCTCCGGCCGAAAGCAGTAGTCTCGGAACTGCTCCAGCGCCGTATCACCGACGCGAGAGCTTTCGCAGCAGCAGTTCCTCGATGCTCTGGGCACCGTTGTCGTCACTCTTGGCCTGTTCCTGGCGCTCCGTCTCGATCAATTCCATGGCGCGGAATTCCTCCTCCGTAATATCCGCCAGGGTGATCGTCAGTCCCATTGCCTTCGCGTTTAGCAGCCGGAAGCATCGGCGCACCAGGATGCCGTTAGGCGTGTCGAATGCCTCTTCCATCAGGTTCTTGGGACAAGTGGGACCGTGGCTGACATCGATGGCCTTCCAGCCGGCGCCGCATGCCGGGCAGGCGTCCAACTCATCCGGCTGCGAGTAGCCGCATCGCCGGCAGCGGAAAACGCGGTCCGGACAGTCCTCCTCCTTCCCGCATAGTGTCGCCTGGTGCAGCGCCGACCGAATTAAGAATCGCAGGCCCGGCCCCTCCGGGGGGTCGGGCCCCTCTATTCCGGGTCGTCGTCGGCCTCGATCGCCAGTTGCGCAATCACTTCGGACACGGCCGCGGACTTGTGCACGATCGGCACCGCGCCGGCATAACCATCGTGCGAGATGTGCAGCTTGTCGTAAAGCGCGCCGCTCGGCTCCAGGAACGCCCGTGTCTCGATGGACCGACGCGCGGCCACCACAGAGGTCGATGCCCGCTCGTGGTCCTGCATCTCCTTGGCGGTCGGCATCCGCAGTACGTGGACCACACGAGCGCCGGGGACCTTCATCTCGATGCGGTAATTGATGCCTTCGCGATCCACGGCGGTGACCGTGCAACGCTCGATTCGGCCGATCACCATGCCGGCTTCGGCGTCGTCGAACTCCGGACCGTCTTTGTCGACGCGGATCTTCGCGAACAGCTCCGCGTTGACCTTGGGCAAATCCAGGTCTTCGCTCTGTGATTTACCGCGCCCGAGAAAGCGCCGCACGGTACGTTGCGAGCGGGCCCAACCGCTCCATTCATCGTCCGTCGGGAAGCGCACTTCGCACTTCTTCTCGCCGCCCGACAGGATCGGTACCACAAACGGCTTTGTGGCGTCGAAAACAGGTTTGTTCGTCTGTGTTTGCTCCATGTGTTCCTCTCGAATTGAAATCGTCTGCGACGTCACCGCGCCGCGGGGCCGCTACGGCTCGTCCGGCAGGACGTGTATCGCTATTGCGCGATGCCGTTTTGGGGGGTCACGACGGTTATGGTCAGCAGGCCGTTCGTGGCGTCATAGAGCTGAGTGCCGGTCACCTGCAGCGTGACGATACCGTCCGTGTTTCCGAGCTCGGCGACAGCAAAAGCCATCTTTTGGATAACCAGAGAAAAGCTATTGTTGGCATCGCGCGTCATGGTGAACGTGGCGGTCCCGGTGGTCAGGTTGATCAGGTTCGAATACTCGGTCGAGCCGGTCTGCACGCGCACCACAAACTGCACGTTGAAGCTGCGGTCGCCCCACTCGAAGCGGCCCTGTATCTGATATCCGTCTTGGGCGCCGGAGCCGGGGAAGAAGCCCGACCGGAAATTGTTGTCCCAGGAAGCTTCGAGCGATACGAACTGCTTACCGCTACCGCCCGTCAGGTAATTGATGCCGTTTAAAGTTAGCGCCGTGATCATTCCCGCGTTGAATTCGTGCGGTGTGCCAACGGCGGGCAGCGTGATGCTGCTGGGCGTGGTGTACTGGCCCGTGGCGACGCAGTCCACCGTGTACATCGCGCTGGCGCGGCCGGGCGAGTTCTTGATAGAGAGCTTCCAGCCTTTGATGGCGCACCCGACCAGGATTTCATCCAACACGGCGGAACCGCCCGGCCGGATCTGCTGCACGAAGGAGAAGTACGGCAGCTCGAGCCCTGTGGGATTCGTGGCGCCCAAGGCCGGAACGATCACGTACGTATAGGGCCCACTGCCGCTCAGCACGACATTCCCGAGCGAAAACGCCATCCCCCAGGCGAGAATCTCCGACGAGGCGTACTTGGAGATCTCGTACACCGGCATGTTGTAATGCGATCTGAAAACGGCCGTCGGAAATTCGTGCTGCTTGCCGATTTCCGCCCGATCATCTTCGTTGACCGGAATCTTGGGCCAGGGCTTGGTGTTCAGGTTCGTGTGGCGCCAGATCGTCGCCGCCGTATTGGGCGTGCCGATCGCGGCCTGTTTACCGAAGCCCCAGCCATTCATGAGCTCGCTGATATTCGCCATCGACTACTTCTCCTCCTGAACTTCGGTTGCGGGTTTCTGCGGCGCGGGCGCGGGCACCTGGTGCCACCCGGCGGCTAACCATGGGGTCAGCTTTTCCGCCGTCGCTTCCACTTCCTTGACCTCATCGCCGTGAGGCGACGCCAAATAGACCACCTCGGCCATAGCTGTGTCTCCTGAAACTACGGGTTGTAAGATTCGATCAGCCGCACCGGAACCTCGAAGTACTCGAACGTAGCTCCGTCGGCGCTGATCACGATGGTGTTGCGCCTGGCCGATGGCAGGTAGAAATCCATCGGCTCGCAGTTCGGGTCGATCTGGGTGTGTAGCATCCGCAGCGTGCCGCCGGTGGGGGTGTCATTCACGATCCAGTTGAAGAGGTCTTCGTAGCCGACATCGGCTTCCTCGGGCGCGCGCAGGTAGAGCGAGAAATCATGCACGAAGACAAGCGCGTTGCCGAGCCTGCCCGGACCGCTTCCTTGCCACGCGATCAGTATCGACCCGGGCGGCATGGATAGGATCGCCAGGCGAATGTTGTTCTGCGTGGGCCTTCCGAAAACAACCGCGTTCTCGGAATAGAACTGGATATGATGGGCGTTGCCACCGACCGCTTCCACGAGGTGCGGCAGGGATTGGAGCGCCGTCACCCATTCAGCGAGCAGCGTTTTAGGACTGATCATCGGGGCTTTTCCGTGCGATGAGCGTTAGCTGCGCCATACCGTATGGATCGGCCTGGCGCACCGTGCTGACCGCAAACTGGATTCCCCAGGCGGTGACCCAATCGCCGGGCTGGGGGAAGTTGGGCAGTTCGGCGGGATCGACCGATATCTCCTCGGCACTTGCGGCCGTGCCGGACTCGGCACGCTCGCGCACGTGGCGGATGGCCGTGATCGTCACCGGATTGCCCACCGGCAAACAGCCCTGTACCTGCTGATACACCACCGGCTCGCCGAAGGCGTCCTGGAGCGCTGCGTTCACTGCCGCGCCGATGCTGGGCCAATCTGCCGGCATATATAAGGATACGGAGCTGGGGCGGCGCGGCAGCCGCCCCAAGCAGCCACACGACGGTGGAACTGCTTTTAACTCAATGTGATGATGGAGTAGAACACCGTCACCACCAGCGTGCCGTTGCCGGTCGCAAACGCGGCCGTGGCGTTGGTGATGTCGAGGCCGGTCGCGGCGGGAGGTTGGATCGTTCCCGTGGGCGGCGGAACCACGTTTTCGCTGGCGGCCGCACTGGTGATGGTTGCGACCGGAATATTCCCCGAGTGCGGCACGACGGCGGTCCCGTGATACTGGAATGTCACCACGCCCCCGCCGGTAAACTGGGTGCCGCCGGGTTTCATCTGCGCGATGATCTGGTCGATCACGAGCACCTGGCCCGCTGCCGGCGCCGGGAGGATGCTGACGGGCGCACCGTACATTGCCATGATCTGCGCGGCCGTCAGCGTCACTACCGCTTTCTGGATGAGTGACGGATCGGTATCGCCTGCCTGCACCGGGCCGAAGCTGAGTGGGTTCAGCCGCACGCGGACGGTTGGATCGGCCGCCTGGCCGCCAGGCGCGTTCACGCCGCTCGGCGTATTCAGCACCGCAAAGCCGATTTCCTTGTTGGAACCGCCGGCCGCCGTCAAGGTGCTGGACGTGGCCTGCTGGGTCGAGTTGTTCCAGTAGACCTTGTCGCCGGAGTTGAACGTGCTCCCGTCTTTCGCGAGATCGAACACGCCTTCGACCACGAGCTCGGTTGAATCGCCCAGATTCTGGTTGTTGACGGCCACGCCGAAGATGTTGCCCACCTGGCAGCCCTGGCCGCTCACGAGAGCATAAGGCGCGGCGACGGTGACGGTATTGCCTCGTTGAATGTAATTCTGCATTGAATCGTCTCCTGTTTGATCCGGAGCGGCTCGCGCCGCCCCGGTCTGTTGTGGTTTCGCTGCGTCGGCCGCGATTTATTGGCCAGCGTTTTTCTGGAGGCCGCGGTAATCGATGGCGGCCGCGCCGAAGTCCATGCGAGCCTTGATCTCGACGCCGTCGATCTCGAAGCCCTGCTTGGTCTCGATGTACACGCCCTGCTGGCCTTCGAGATAGCAGTACTCGATCGTGTCGATCTGCGCGGGGTCTGCGATGAAGTACCATGCGGTCGTGCTGTTGGCATCGAGACGCGGCTCGACCACCGGCACCAGGCTGCGGACCCACTCCGGCACCACGGCGGTGGCGGACGAGGCCGCGAGGTTGATCGGGTACACGCGCTGGAGCATGTACATTTCAAGCGCCGTCGGCACCGCGATGAAGCGCGGAATGAGGTTCAGCGGCGTGCCCTGCGGACCCTTCTGGGACCGCAACGCGGCGCGCGCTTGGCCGTAAGCCTTCTGCAGCGCGGCTTCGGTCGCATTCACGTTGGGATCGATGCTGCTCCCGGCGCCGGTCAGCAGGTTGGCGTGATTGGCGTGGAAAAGCGCGGTGGACGCTTTGTCGCCCGCATACACCGCCGCTGGGTTCGAAGTGATGATGCCCCAAACCGTGTTCGATTCGCGCTGCGCGGCGGCCACGCCCAGCACCGCCGGAACACGCGTGAAGGCCTGGAGGTCATCGTTGATGATGACCTTGCGGGTCAGGGCCACGAGGCCGCCGAACGTCGCCAGAGCGTAGCTGATGTTGTTGTCGGTCAACTGGATGTGAGTGAACTCGCCCTTTTCGTTCAACTGGGGCAAGGCGGGAGCGTCGGCCAGGAGCACCCGGTTAATGGGCTTGAAGTCCTGCGCCGTGACCTGCCGGCAGAACGGCTGGAAGGTGCGCGGGTAAGCTTCATAGCTCTGGCGCAGGGTCTTGTTGGCGACATTGGCCACGATCGCCGGAAAATCCGACGTCGATTCGGCGCCGCCCGCGAAGAACTCCGGCCCGCGCGAGGGCCCCTGGAGCGCCAACTCTGCGATCCGCGTCACGTCCATGCCGCGCACGGGGGCGCCCCTGAGCTCGAGGTATTCCTTCGCCATATCGATGAGTTTGAAATGGCGGTACTCGCGCCCCATGTCCTCGGCGCGCTGCTGTGCCTCCGGACCACAGCCGCGGAGGTATTCGCCGAGATCGTTGCCGTTATGATCCTTGCGGCGCGACAGGAAGAACCGCCCGTCGGTGCGCAGCAGCATGGCCATCTGCATGCACGCGAGGCGCTGCTCGAGGCCATCGCGCGTCACCGATGCACCGCCTTCGGACCGGGTGACGAACTCGTCGCCGTGGACGTTCAGCGTGCCCTTTTTGGCCAGGCGATCGAAGATCTCTTTCCGGGCCTGATCGACAGAGACGCCCTTCGCGATGAACTCGCTGATGACGGCGCCGTCGATCCCGTATTTCGTTGCGGTAGCGCCCAGCGATTCAATCTCGTTGACACGCTGCCGTTCGGCCCTGACCGCCTCTTCGCGCGCGGCGGTCAGGGCCTGTTCGTTCACTCGACGGGCATCCGCGCCCGCTCCCTGCGTCGTTTCCGGCATGGCAGGATTCTCCTTGTGTGGGCTGATTGCCCGTAATGCATCGATCACGCCGGGCTCCGGCGTGCCGAAGATCGTGACCTCGCCCGTGGGCTGGGCGCTCAAGAAACACGTATTGAAATCGGCGGGCACGGTGCAGGGAGAGATTTCGAACGGCTCCCAGTCGGTCGCCTTGAACATGCCGATTTCCTTGTCATTGATGTACGGCGGCTTGCCTTCGGGCAATCCCTCCACCTGTGCATCGACCTTTTCGCGTTTATACACGAAGGTACCGAAGCTCAAGTTCTGGAGGATGCCGGCCGAGGACTTGCGGAACATCTCGGCGCCGTCTTCGTCGCCGAGATCGAACTGCAGCGTGGCCATGCCTTTATCGCCATTGGGCCAGGCACGGCGGACGACGCCCACCTGGGCGCGCGTGCCCACCTTCCCGGCGATGAGCGATTTGAAATCGTCGCCGGTGAAGTGCGTGTCGAAGACGGGCGCGCCGTTGTTGAGCCGGTCGAACCGGCAGCCGGACATATCGAGCCTCAGCATGTACGGCTCGCCCGTGGAACGGTCCACGCGGGGGACATAAGCGCCGCTGTACCAGACCACGTCGATGGTGCCGTCCTTCGCGTTGGCCGTACTCGGCAGGACCTGGGCGTCGGCGGAAAAGACTTCCGAATTGGGATTCGGGGGCGGCGGCGCGCCGGTATCCCGGTGCAGGTATTCGGTTTTGAGCAGTGGCATCGATTCGCCTCTCCTATTTCGCCGCGTTCACGGCGATGAAGTCGTTTTCGCCGAGTTTCTTCAGTTGATAGAGCTGTTTCTGGAGCCACGCCACGTGGCCTTTGAACTTGTCGTCGCCCTCGCGATGCCACTTCACCAGGTGCTGGTAGAAGTGGAAGTTCGACATGTCGCCGGTCTCGTAGCACACCTTGCACAGCTCGTTGAAGCGTGCAACGGCCGCCTGTTCGGCCGCGAACGCGTCGTTCAGGATCTCGGTGACGCTGTCGTGCGTGGCGGCGGGCTTGGGGGCGATTGTGGGCGCGCCTTCCAGGAACAGAAGCCGGCTCGTGAGGTGCTTCAGATGCTCCTGGCACTGCTCGTGCATCTGCTTCAAGCCGTCGGCAAGATCGAGGCCGAGGCGCTTCACGTCGCGCTGGTCGAGAAGGTATTGGAGCGCCAAGGTTGCCTCGACATCGATGCTTTCCTGGAGCGCAGCCAATACCTGTGGCGGTGCTTTCATGGAACTTTCTCCTTGTGATGTGGATTCGTGGACTGCTATCCCCGGTAGATCCGGGTCGTGGATTCAAAGCTGTTGTGCACGCGCGACATGCCGGCGGCCAGTAATTCGCCGACCATCCCGAGGTCCTCCTGGGAGAGCGCGGCCGGTTTGGATTTGGCTGTCGCCGCCTTGCCGCCCAGCGCGGGATCTGCATTCGCCGCCGGCTGCGCCTGGCCGCGCAACGTGGTGTTGCGCGGGTCGGAATCGAGAACGATTTGGAACTTATCCACCAGCTTGTTGAAGAGCGCAATCTGCTCAAGCTGCGTCGTGGGATCGTAGCCGTTCTCCAGCACCGCCTCGAACCAAGTCTTGCGGCCCATGCGGACGTCCTTCAGCACGCCCTCGGCGTCCTTCACCGGATCGACGGACTCAAACCGTGGCGCGGTCCACTGTACCGTCCGCAGGTTGACCTTGTCGTCCTTCAGGATCGATTGCGGGATTTTGCCCTGTAAAATCAGCGTGTCAATGAAGCGCCGCCACACGGGCATGCAGAAGAGCGGGATGAGGGTGAGCCAGCGGTAGGCCTCCACGGTATTGCGGAAACCGAGCATGCCGCCGCGCCAGGAGGAGTAATTCACCTGCGACATATCGCCGGTGCCGAGTTCGTAAGGCAGGCCGATTCCTGCCATGATCCCCTGCAGCTCCGTCATCTTGTATTCGCGGTAGCCGCCCGCCGCCGGAGGATTGTTGAATTTCACCGTCTGGCCGGGCTTTAGGTACTCGACCATTCCCGGCTCGAAATTCTCCACCGGAAGCCCGGTGGATGGATCTGTGCTGGCCAGCCCCAGCGGATCGCCGTCTATACCTTCGGGCTGCTCGACGAACGCGGTGACACAGGCCTCAATCTTCTTCCGGACGCGCTCCGCGTCGCAGTAATCATCAAGGTCGCGGAGGGCCATCATCACGGGCGCGAGCCACGGCACGCCGCGGACCTGGCCAGGCCGGAGCACGCGGTAGATGTGCATGATCTGGTCCGCCGGAACCGGCTGGCTCACGATTCCGCCGCGCGGATTCAAGATCAGGACGCCGCCGGGGTGATAGCTGAAGAGCCAGTACGCGACGCGCCGGCCCTTCTCGTCGAACTGCACGCCCTCCATCACGTGGCCATTCACGAGGCCCATGGTGCGGGCCTGGTCCAGAAAATCCGCTTCGAGCATCTGAAGCTGAAGCGGAACCCGCAAGCCAAAATCCGCCGGCTGCGGCCGGAACCGCACGATGGATTCTCCGCTCTCGGCCATGGTGCGGACGGTCAGCGTCTGCATCCCGTAGAAGTCGAGGCGCTGGGGCGTATCGCAGGCCTCGGCAAAGAAGGGCCACTCATCATCGATGATTTTGTCGATACCGGTGTTGCCCGTCTTAGCTTTCGGCACAATTCCGGTCCCGACCACGTTGCCGGCCAACTCTTCGATGGCCCGAGCAGCATACGGATTGTTGCGGACGAGCTCGCGGCCGCGGTTGCGAAGCCAGATGAGCGAGCCCATCAGCTCAACGTTGGCGTCCGTCGAAGCGGCATACCAGCCGTTGGAGCGGCGGCCCGCACTGGCGCCCTCATAGCGGAAGCGTTGCGCGTGCCGCCCCAGGTAGCCCGTGGTCAGTTCCAGTGCCACCCGGCTCCTCACACGCTGCAATGCCGTGCTTGGCGATACGACGCTTATGGCTTTATCGAGAAGGTTCACTTCGGTTCCCGCTCCAGAATCGCGATCTCCCGGATGACGTGCTGGACCAGTTCCTTAACGCCAGCGAGGGTCTAATCGTTCGCCTGCTCCAGCTCGAGCTCGATGCCGTTCTTCTTTATGCGCAGCCGGAATCTCATACCGCCCCTTGTTTGCCGATCATGCTTCTGCCGAGCACGCCTAGCGCGAACGGTATGAGATCCTCGCCCTTCGGCACCTTCAGAAGCCAGAGGGCAGCGCCCAGGACGATCAGCGCGAGGCTGACCATGACGTGGCCAGCCTCGCGCTCAACGAGACTGCAAAAGCTTTGCATCTTCCTACGCCTTGGCGGACAGAACGGCGGGCACGCTCGCAACCGCGCTTTTCGTGACGGTCTGGAGATACGCCGCGATATTCTTCAGATCCCCGACCTCCTGGGCATCGAGCTGAAGATTCACGCCGTTTGCCGCGACCGCATTGCCGGCATCCGTGATTGCCACGCAGATCTTGCCCAATACGGCGAACGCTGCGCGCTCGATGTTGACGGCATTAGGATCGACGAGCGAAGTCAACGCTTCGACGGTCGATTCCTCGCCCTGCACTTTCTGGAGCACGGGTACGACGGCCCGCGCGATCTTCACGATGTCATGAGCGACGCTGGCGATAGCGTGCTCAGCCTTCTGCAACGTAATCATGCGATTTTGTCCTTTCTGTTGTCTGGGAATGGGCCTTATTGGCCGGCCGCAAGGCCGGTGTTATCGAGACGAATGTTCCGGCCGCGCGACAAGGTATTCGGATTCCGGCCGCTCGGCGCTTGCCAAGCGCAGTTCCCGGATGATCCGATTCAGCGCTGTTTCGCTGATAACCACGTAGTATGCGGAGGCCATGATTATGTGGAGTCGGCGGGTTCCGCCAGCCGGTAGCAGCCAAAAACGGTGAGTCGCACTTTGCATAATCCAGACACTGCATGATGATTCGATATCCATGATGCCTACCTGGCATCAATGGAGAATCTTCATGTCTACTTCAACGTCTGTAGTGGTGCGGCCGAAGCGGTGGGTCCTCGATCCCGGCGCGTTGCGGCCTCTGTGTGAATCGTATTTCAAACATCTCGAATCTCAGGGCTACCCGGAGCGCACGCTCGGCTATTTCGGGCATATTGCCAGGCATTTCTGCTACTGGCTCAATCAGGCCAATATCGCGGTCGCTGAGGTCAATGACGACGTGATCAAAAAGTTTGCAGCGCATCGATGCAAGTGCCCGGGATACCGAGCGTCCCAGATTATAAGTGCGCCTTCGATTGCTGGTGCTCGGAAGTTCGTCCGTTTTCTGGAGCAAGCCCAGGTCATTCACTTGCCGGCGCCTCCACCCGATGATGACCACCTTCACATCTATCTGGATTGGCTGAGGCAGCACCGAGGAGTATCAGAAGGAACCATCCCCGGATACCGCCACGTTATGAAGCAGCTTCTGCCTCTGCTCGGCCCCGATCCTCGCAAATATGATGCCGCGCGAGTGCGCGGTGTGATCATCGCCGAGTCCCAGCGCAGGAGTTCCGTCGATGTGAAGCATTATGTGACCGCGTTGCGGTCCTATTTGCGGTTTTTGATCACACAAGGTCAATGCCCGCCATCGTTGGTTCAGGCCGTGCCAAGCGTGTGCCACTCGAAGTATTCGAACATCCCCAAATTCCTTCCCGCAAAGAAAGTAGAACAGTTGATCAACTCGTGCGACACGACAACCCCGGCTGGCATTCGCGACCGGGCGATCCTGCTCCTGCTCGCACGGCTTGGCCTTCGAGCGGGAGACGTTAATATGCTGCGCATCGAAGACATCGACTGGCAGCATGGAACGCTGCGCGTTTGTGGAAAGGGGCGCCGAGAGGCGACGCTCCCTTTGCCGCAGGACGTCGGCGATGCACTATTGAGATACATGACTGAGGCGCGCCCTGATGTCCCCATCACAAAGGTCTTCTTGCGTGCGAAAGCACCGTGCCGCCCGTTTTTTCGTTGGAACGCAGTTGGCAAGATCGTTCGTCGGGCTTTGGTCCGCGCCGGCATCGATGATGCGCCTGCGCGCGGTGCCCATCTACTCCGCCACTCAGCGGCCGCGATGATGCTCCAAGCGGGGGCGCCCCTCTCTATGCGCCTGCCCCGTTTCGTGAGACAACCAGTTAAGACACTGTTGGCCGTTCGCTGCCATTTCATTGTGCTCCATCCCGGAACGGTTTTAGGATGGAGCTGCCGGTGA